GTCCTACGCCCACAGTGACCCGTCCCCAAACCGTTACACTCTCGTCGGCTGGGTACACCGATAGTTGTGTCGGTATCTCCTGATAATCGATACGCATATGCGACCGTGGCCCCGAACCGGCCGACCGTGGCCCCGAACCGGCCCCGAACTGGGTATGGGGTAGACTTCCCGAAGACCCCGCCGGGCCTGCACCGTACCTAGGGAACACGGGGGGGGCCAAAATCAGGTGTATCTGCTTCGCTTCCCCCTGAGAAACCAGCAACCTACCAAGCCCAAAAAAACCATCAGATCGGGACCCCGGGCCACGGCCTGGGTGTCTACCGGAGCCCGGACCCTTGCCATAGGGTATCTCCGTCGCAGGGGGGACCGACTGCGCCCCCTCGTGGGGTGGCCGACACCCTAAAGCCCGTCAAAGGGTATCCGACTAGAATACACAGATGCCCCAAATCGGCGCTGAGATGTGTCTAGAACGCGTCGAAATGTCTCGCTGGTAAGATTCTACCCCCCAGACCTTCCTGGGCATCTCACGAATGGTTTATTTGTAGACCAATGCCCCGAGGAGCAGACCATGATCGACCACGAACCCAACGGGGCCAAGCGCCTCACTCCCGAAGAAAGAGCCGCCATACCCGCCATGTACGCCGCCTTGGGCAGCAAAGAGGCCGTTGCGGACGCTATCGGCTGCAAGGTCGAGTCCATCCAACGTTGGCTGGACAAGATCACCGGCGAGGAGTGGGACCGCATCTATGCCCTGCAAAGACCGGTAATCGTGCAGAAGGCCACCGAGATCGTATACAAGGCTCTGGACGTGCTGGACAAGCGCATCAACGATGGCGATGTCCGCGTAGGCGAACTCGTCAACGCCATCAGAACCCTGTCCGAACGCATCGCCGTGTTAGGTGGCGTAGGCGGCATTCAGGGGTCTGACCAACCCACCAACGAACTCCAAGCCTTCTTGGCTGCGGGTGAGACCAACAGGCGCCAGGCGGCCATTGAGGCTGCACTTGCCACTGGGTCGCTTGAACCCCTCAAGGCCTTTGCCCCGGTCGCATCTCCCTTGGGTGAGGTCGCAGACCGTCGGTAACGCCTCTTGTCCGTCATCTCGTCGAGTTCGTCGGGCGTTTCGTCCGACAAGATGTTTTATAAAGGAGTCAGGAGTCAGGAGTCAGGAGTCAGGAGTCAGGAGTCAGCAGGGCTGGCACTGTGCAAGCATGGTACAAGCACTGTGCTGGCATGGTGTTTCTTGTACTTATTTTGTCCTGGTGCTTATGACAAAAAGGGGGGAAATTGTGGTGTTCGGAGTGTTTCGGCGACGTGAGCGTGCCCGGAAGATGGCTAGACGTATTCAGATCCTCGAAAATCTGTGCTCAGAGGCCTACGTCGCCCTCATCATGGCTATAACCACGAACCCGGAACGTGGCCCTGAGTGTTTTGCCGAGAAGTTGCTGAGCCGCTTGGATGACGCCGCCTCCGGCCGGCCTGTGGAGGGTCGCGATGCGTGACTTCGACCGAGGACACCATACTCCCTACACCGCCCGGCCTAACGCCTGTGAAGTGACCTGCCGGGCCTGCTCCAAGACATTCCTGGCGACCCGTCTTCGAGGCGGGAGCCTGCGGTGTCCCTACTGCTTCAAGCGGCAGGGTTTTTCAAAAAACGATGTCACCTGGTCTCAGGTGAACGTCAGCCACACGGGAGAGTGAAGAATGGACAATGGTAAAGGCACCATACCTTTAGGAACAGTCCCGCTCTTGGGGGCCAAGAAGGCCGATGGTCCTCGGTTGCAGCACTACCTGCTGGACTGCGTGGACCGTGAAGGTCATGCACTGATGCTGGACTGCCTCATCACCGGCTATCAGTTGGACCCGGCCGGCAATCTGCACCTGCTCATGAACGGGGGAGTGGTGGCTTCGTTCGCGCGGGATGTCTGGAAGAAGATCCGGCTCAAGAGCTTTGAGCCCGAGGTTGTAGGCTAGGTGGATACCCGCTCACTCATCCGTGAACTACTGGCCCCTCAAAACAAGTGGACCTACTGGCAACAGGTGGGCTACACGCCCCACCCCGGACAGATGGCCTTCCACTACTCGACCGCCCGTTTCAAGGCCAACACCTGCGGACGGCGCTGGGGCAAGACGGTTTCTGGTGTCCGTGAGCTGGGTCCGCTCATCTACGTGCCCGAGGGCTACATCTGGATCATCGGTCCCACCATGGGACTTGCGGTCAAAGAGTTCCGTCTGTTCCAGCGGGACCTACGCATCCTGCAACGCAAGGGGTGTATCAAGCTGGAGAAGGACGTACTCGACACGGTGGGCGGGCGCTACCTGCTCAAGGTCAAGGGTATGGCCACCATCGAGGTCCGGTCCCAGGAGAAAGAGGACCAGATGGTAGGGGAGGGCGTGATCGGGGTGATTATGGCCGAGTCCGCCCGCCTCAAGCCGCATATCTGGTCGGAACTCATACGCCCGACACTCACCGACCATCACGGTGTAGCCGTGTTCTCGACTACGCCGCGGGGACGCAACTGGTACTTCGATCTGGTCGAGGCCGCCAAGGACGCTCCGGACTGGGCCGTATTCCAGAACCCGTCCTGGAGCAACCCGGTCGTGTACCCGGGAGGACGGGAGGATCCCGAGCTTCTGGCTGTGGAGGGTATCACCCCGCAGCCTGAGTTCCGGCAGGAGTACGGCGCGGAGTTCGTGACCCATGCGGGGCTGGTATACGACGATTTCGACCCGGAGATCCACGTCCGTCCGTTCGCCCTGCTGCCCGACGTACCGGTAAACGGCTGGGTGGACATGGGATTCAACGATCCCTTCGTGTGCCTGGCCACCCAGGTTGACCCCGAGGGGTGTGTCTACGTCCACGATGAATACTACGTGGCCCGCATGACACCATCCGAACACGCCTCCCGGCTGGCAGAGTGGTTCAACCGGCCGGGCGGGGTAGGGGCCGTGCCCGAGGTCCTTTATTGCGACCCGCGCTCACCCGACGGCATCAGAGACCTGAAAATCTACGGCTGGGAGGCCAAGGCCGCTCCGGCCCTGGACCGGCGGACGCGGGGGGATAACCCCGTTATCGTCGGCATCAAAGCGGTGAAGCGCCTGCTGCGGGCCGACCCTCTGATGGGGCGTCCTCGGTTCGTGGTGCATCCCCGTTGCAAGCAGACCATCAAAGAGTTCAGCCTCTACGAATGGATAGGGGACCAACCCGACCCTAAGAAGAATAACCACGCGGCCGATGCCATCAGGTATGGCGTCCTTTCCGAGGTGGCCCGCAACCGGCCCTCCCTCATCGACGACGAGGAAAGGGAGCCGGACGCCGTCACCATCTTGGGCGGGGATGAGGAAGACCGTCGCTACGAGGACCTGGACGAGCCCTACTACATGACTCGTCTGCGTCAGCGGAAGTTGGAACGAGACCGGGCCTCAAGCGCCAGACGGGCAGAGTTGGACAGATGATGTTGGGCCTTCAGTCCTTCCTTTTCATGGTCGGGGTTCTGGCCGTCTTGACCGGCGGCCCCCTGTGGATAACTCAAGTGCGCCGGGTCATCTCCGGCGATGAATATGTACCTCTGCGCCTCATTCTGAGCGCGCTTGCTCTGGCTTTCGGCCTTGCCCTGATTGGAGGGGTGGTGTTATGGCTTTCCTTGACCTAGTGGGACTTCTCACTACCCCGGTGCCGGCGCGAGGGGCAGAATCTCGCAGGAACGGACGGCGTTTCGACGCCGACCATGCCTCGGGACAGCCCTTCCAGGCTTTGCCTGCGGAGGCATCTCCCCGATCGACCACGTTCCGGGAGGCATCCGAGAATCTGTATACCTCGCATTATGTGGCCTATGCGGCGGTAGGCACCTACGCCGACGCTGTGGCCTCGCTGCCGCTGAAGGTATACCGGCGTGCCGCCGACAATGATCGGGAGGTCGTAAACGACGGTTATCTCGTCGAACTTCTGAGCCGTCCCAACAAAGCTCAGGACGGATACGAGTTCCGCCACGCTCTGGTGACCTCGCTGTTTTTGGGTGGGGAGGCCCCGGTCGAGAAGGTGCGCAACATCAGCGGCACCCGTACAGTACAGATGCTGCTCATGCGCCCCGACCACTTCGGCCCCATCGTAAACGAAACCCACGGGCTGGTGGGCTACCAGTACGATGTGGGCGGCCGGGTCTTCGGCTACGAGCCCGACGAAATCATGTTCTACAAGCTGACCAATCCTACCAATGAGTGGCGGGGGCTTTCGCCTATCACCGCCGCCCGGCTCTCCATCGAGACCGACTTGGCCGCCGCCCGCTATAACCGGAACTTCCTTTCCAACGGATCCATCCCTGGTGGGGCCCTGGTCACCGACCAAGACCTTCTCCAGCGGGAACGTAAGGAGATACGGGGGGAGTGGGAGCAGGTCCACCGCGACATCACCCGCGCCGGACGGGTGGCCGTCTTGGATAAGGGACTGCGCTTCGATGGGTCGTCCCTCTCCCAGCGGGACGCCCAATGGCTGGAGAGCCGCCAACACGACCAGGAGGCCATCCTGGCCGTCTACCGGCTGCCCGCGGCGCTTCTAGGCATCGAGCGGACTACCAACCGTTCCACTGTGGCCGAGATGACCCGTGCCTGGTACAGAGGTCCCGTGCGCTCCGTGCTGCGTCGTATCGAGACCAAGCTAAACAACGAACTGTGCCCGGAGTTTGGCGCCGACCTGTTCGTTGAGTTTCTGATGGACGATGTCCTGCGTCCGGAGATGGACGCTCGGGCCGACGCCGGGTCCAAAGCCTGGTGGATCACTCCCAACGAGAAACGCAAGTGGGAGAACCTGCCCGCCCTTGAGAACGGGGATGAGATGTGGGTGCCGGTGAACATGGCTCAAGGCGGGACCCCGGTGCCGGAGGTGACACCTGTTGCAGAGACCGACGGCAAAGGGGTGGTGCGCCCTTTTGGCCGGTGAAGCAAAGTGAGCAAGAGGATGAGGAAAACCGCCTGAGCGCGACCTTGGCCGCCCTGCTCTACTGGCAGGCCTTCCGGGTCATAAACGCGCTACAGGCATACGAGACCACGCTTACCGTCGCCAACCTGGACGTGGTTATAGAGGCGGTCATCGACCTAGAACGTGAGGCCTCAGAATTGGGGGTCGCCATCCGCCCCTATCTGTCCGGAGCGGCCGACCGGGCCATCACGGCCATGCAGATCGACTACAACATCGGTCAGGGCGCGACCGTCAGTACCGACTTCATCCAGGAACTGCTCCAGGCCCAGGAGAGCAGGTTTGCCCGAGACGTGACCGCCACCTCGGTCCGGGGCATCCGCGCCCAGATAGCTAAGGGTATAGCTGAGGGTGAGGGTTACTACCAACTGCGAGACCGGATCCTCGGCTACTACGAACGGCAGGCCCAGTGGCGGGCGGGGCTGGCCGCACAATACGAAACAGGCACCGCCTATGAGGCCGTGCGTAACGCTTTAGCCCGCGCGCAGGGCATGGCCTACAAGACTTGGAACACCATGAGGGACGCCAACGTGTGCGAGTTCTGCGCCGCCAATGAACGAGCGGGGACCATACCCATCGACCAGGCCTTCCCCTCCGGAAACAGCCAGCCTCTACAGCACAACTCGTGCCGCTGCTGGCTCACCTACAGCGCCGAATCTAGTGACGGCGAAAGGAGTACGACATGAGCATCGTGTGCGAAATCAAAGCCATGCCGCCACAAGAGTTCAAGGTGGACCTCGATGAGGGGACATTCGAGGGCTACTGCGCGGCATATGGGAACATCGACCAGGGAGGCGACCGTCTGTTGCCGGGCGCCGGCAAACACATCGCTGAGGCCAACCCTACTCTGCCGATCTACTTCGGCCACGGCTGGATGCAGAATGAGCGGCCGGTAGGCAAGTCTCTCTACTTCGACGATCAAGAGCCGGGCCTGTTCACTAAGGGCAAGATATTCGACGTGCCCAACAACGCCGACATTCTCATGGGGATGCGTGAGGGTGTGCTCGGCGGCATATCCATCGGGTGGCGGCCGGTGACTAAGCGAATGGTCAAAGAGAATGGACGGACCATCCGTGAGGTCTTGAAGTACGACCTCCAGGAGTACAGCATCCTTCCCAATGGGTTTGCCATGAACCCCCGGGCATTGGTGACCGCCGTGAAGAGCGGTCGCGTGCTTATCATGGCCGACGACGGGATCGAGACCGACCCCGACGATCCAGATACCAAGGTTGACCTGACCGACATGAACATCTTGCCCCGGACATACGAAGGGGTAGATCAGAGTGACCCGGTGGCCGTCTTTCTTGACGAGGCCTCCTACCTCAAGCAGTTGACCGAGAATCTGAAGGCTGAGGGACGGGAGGACGAAATACGTGAAGCTCTAGTGGAGCTAGAGGCTGCCGCGCTCATCCTCAAGGGCCGCTGCGCCGTTCAGGACATCGAGTTGCCGTCGGGAGACGACGATTTGCTGGATCACATACGCAATCTCACCACGAACATCCGCGAGGCCAGCCTGGCGCTTATCTCGTAGATATAGCCACTGCAAACCCCCCTACAGAC